GTATAGCTTACATACATCATAAAACTTTTCTAAACCTATACAATTCATACCTCTTTCATACTTTTGTATTTGTTGAAAAGTTACACCAAGATGATTACCGACTTTTGTTTGTGTATGCTTTTTATTTTGGCTATCTCTAACCATACGCATCCACAAGCCAACATTCTTATAGAATGTATTCATGTTTTCTCCTATCCTAGTTTTATTATTACTTCGTTTCTTTCTTTACAGTTATCTGCGAAATTTATTTTAATAGATTTCAGATCAGAAAACTCATGATTGTTAAACTCGCTTTCATCTACTTTTGATTGCCATATTCTGCCAACGAATTTAACATCTGCTTTTGTATCAATGGCACATACTTTTTGTATGATCCACTTCAACTCTTCTGCGTTTACTTTCATGCTACCTCCTTGATTGCATCTGTTTGTGGTTGTAAGTTCTTGCAATAATCAAATGATTTATTTGCAAGTGATGATGCTTTCCATATTGCATCATCATTATCTTCTAAACATTTAATCCATGAGTTTAGATAATGTGCATGATCTTCTCTTGGACTAGAAGTAATGTTTAGATGAGTCGCTATAAAACAAGAACCTAGTTCAGCAACAAGCTCCTCGAATGCATATTCGCTTGTTCCAAATCTTGTTGATAGCTTTCTATCACACCTGTCTTTATGACTTGTCCAATGAGTCATCTCATGGAACATTGTAGTGTAATAATTTTCAGTAGCGGTACTATGTTCTGTATTGATAAATGCTTCTTTATCAGGCATGGTAATGTAATCCATACTCGGTACATAACACGCTTTATCTCCGCTCTTGATTACTGCTTTGGTATTTTTGATAAAGTTTTCTGCACTCTCAACATCATTAACTTTGTTTTCGAATACATCAAACTTCTCAAATTTACCTGTATTACCCTCGACTTGTTCGATATTAAATACATCAAACATTCTTAGGTATTGTTGGATATTGCCTTTTTTACCATTGAGTTCTATTCTACCCTTTTCACTTTCTTTGAAATACTTTTTGTAGAATAGTAACTTGGTACTCTTTTCTCCTTTACTAACTTGGCAATCATGCTTAGCCCATTGCTTGTATGTACCCCAAACTTTTCTATCATACTTAGCAAAGGCCAACCACATAAGATTAATACCTGAGTAGTTCCAACCATCTACCGATACCTGCCTTTTGTTAGCCCAAGGTTTTGTCCACTTACCTCCCTTTTTCATAAGGTCAATAAGTTTTGTCGTAAGTGATTTCATCAAATCATTTGGTTTCATTTACCCTCCTATATTGTTATTATCATTACGATCATTGCGAATAAGAAAAAAACAAAACAATAAAAATCAATACTACTCATAAGACCTCCTTGATCTTTTGGTATTGCTTTCTTACTTCACTAGCTTTCTTGTAAACTTCTTCCCAATACTTCCTATCAGGATTATTAGGTTCAAGTTTTAAGAAATCAAATGTACCTTTGCATATATCATTCATAGTATTCTCTCGTTTACTTGCACGATACATTGCTTTAGCTTCATCACTTTCATGTGGTTTTATTTCTTCATCCATTTTTCCTCCAGTTCTATTATTTGTTTATTGATTGAATCAATTACTTCATGATCTAAGCATTTCATCTCAGCACATACTTTGTATGCCCTGCGTAATGCTTTCAAATCATCAAGACTTTTTGCATCCTTAACTTTGTTAAGAAATAATAGAGTTAGTCTTGAAAACTTTGATTCAAGTTCTTGTTCTGTAGTTTTGATAATGCTTTCTAATTCTTTTTCTGCGTAATGCATTCCAACACCTCAGACAATTTGGTTTTTCTAGTAACTAATTGACGCTTTTTAATTGCGTACTGCTTCCTCAGGTTTTTCATAAACACAGGAAAGTCTTTAGCTTTACCTTTAAATAGAATCGACATAGCGATCTCCTTTCATACTTCAAGTTGTATTATTACTACTTTGTTCTATAATGTCAAGTAGTTAGTAGCGACCTAGTGAAAGATCGCTACCAGCTTTTGCAGTTATGCTACTTTCTTTTTGAAGATTGTAGCTAAGAGTTCATCAACTTCTTTCGCTGTCGCTGTATCTTTAACAGCTTCAGGATCAGCTTTCTTAACTCTTGGTTTGTAGTCCCATCCAGTTCTTTCTTTGTAGATATCTTTAGATACCTGAATGAACTGTTCGTAAGCTACTTTTTGTTCAAGTAGCTTCTTGATGGCTACAACCTCAGACTCAATAGATGTAGTAGCTATTTCGCTACCATCATAATCTCGTCTTTTCTGTTTAAGACGAACTCCTATGTCATGCATTAGGTTCATGCAGGAATTGAGTCCTATCTCTGAACCTCTAATCAAATTCTCTAAACAACCTTTCTCAGGAGTATAGGTATTTGTGTCAAGGTTCTCCGACAATGCAAAACCAGCAAAGTGTTCTGCGATTGTGTTTACTGCGGTATTAAGTTTCTTCATTTTATCCTCCTTTGGTTAATGATTAAACTTGGCAACTCGTCAGGAAACCACCATAAAAAGGGATCAAGTGTTAAATTGGGGGGAACCTTTAGGGGGAACCGATTTAATACTTGAAGCCCCACTCCTTGCCTGTGGGGCGAGTCCTCTTTTTTGGATGGTTTACTTTGCCCAAGTTTTTAATCATTCCAAAGGGGGAAAATGATCCGAAACTTCCGCAGATAAACACTCGCTGACACTGCTGGATATTGTGTTCATTGTCGGTAGCTTGACACAACATACATCTACCGCTATACTACCTGAAAGGTTATAACAGAATTAGATAGAGGTTAGATAGAGTTCAATGCCCAAACTACCAATCATGACTAAGCATTCGTCAGAAAAGACTCAGATTAGTGGTAAAGCGAAATCGCTTGTAGATACGCTTGTAGCCACAGGTTGTACCATCACAGAAGCATCAAAACTCGCAGGTTACAAGGGTAATTCAGCTAGAGTTAGTGCTTCAAGGATGCTACGAAAACCTGAGGTACAAGCATACATGATGCAAGAGATACAGCGAGGGTTTGGGCTGAACTCTGCAAAAGCTAGTGCCAAGCTGGTAGCCCTTTCTCAGGGGGCTAAGTCTGAGTATGTTCAGCTCGAAGCTAGTAAAGACATACTTGATCGAGCTGGTTTCAAAGCCCCTGAGAAACACCAACACCTTGTCGGTGGCGATTTCTCCATTAACATAGACTTGTCGTAGAAATCACAGGGCTACCGCTTGTCTGTAACGACTGGGGTTCAAAAATCTAGGCACTGCTACAGGTAGTGGGGTTGCCCTCACAATATAACTCTTTAAGGTTCGTTCAATTTGTGCTAGATAAATAGCATGGCTTACAAAACACCAGCATGGCAAAGAAAGGCAGGGAAGAATCCGAAAGGTGGACTCAATGCTAAAGGTCGTGCATCTTATAAAGGTGGTACTCTAAAAGCTCCTGTTAAGTCAGGAGATAATCCTAGAAGAGCATCTTTCCTTGCTAGAATGGGTAACATGGCAGGGCCTGAATATAAGAATGGTAAGCCAACTAGACTTCTTTTAAGTTTGAAAGCATGGGGTGCATCTTCAAAAGCAGACGCTAGAAAGAAAGCTAGAAACATATCAATGCGTCTTAAAAAGAAAAAAAAGAAAGGTAAATAGTATGTATCACAGTAAAGGTAAATCTAAGTCAATGTTAAAAGGTAAACAAAAGAGTTTGCCACCTGCATTGAAGAAAAAAATACTTGCTTCTAAGATGAAGAAGAAAAAGAAAAGTGCCTAAATATTGGGTGCGAGTTTGGATATTAGGAGATACACAACTATTGGAGGAGAATGTTTTGACAGAAGAAGAGTTAAAAAATTTTTCTGCTCCAATAGGTACGAGAGTAACATACGAGGAATATAATGCAGAAATACATACCAAAAACTGACCAAGCCAATGGTCGTAACAATTCAAGGAGAAACTATGAAGATTCGAGAGAAATCAGAAAAAGAAGTTCCCAAGAACAAAGAACATATGAAAATGTTAGAGAGAGGGAAGAGAACAGCAAAAGCAATACTGGAAGCGGAAGCTAGAGAAAAGAAAGAAAGAAGAGCAAGACAAATAAAACAGTATGCTGAGATTAAAATGATGAAAGGTCATTCTGAAGAACAAGCATTGAAAATGGCTGAAGAACAGATTACAACAAAAGAATGGTAAAAGATTTAACAAAAAAACAAATGAATACTTTGATGAAACATAAGAAACATCATAGTAAAAAACATATGGACTTCATGACAAAAGAAATGAAGAAAGGTAAATCATTTACTATTGCTCATAGAATGGCAATGAAGAAGATTGGCAAATGAGTAAAACAGCTACTAAATCTAAACCTACACTATGGAAAAGAATTGTTGCTAGAGTAAAAGCACAAGCATCACATGGAACTGCGGCTGGTAAATGGTCAGGAAGAAAAGCCCAAGCGGCAGTAAAAGCATATAAGAAAGCAGGTGGAGGATATAGAGGTGGCGGTAAATCTAAAACATCACTAGCTAAATGGTCTAAGCAAAAATGGAGAACTAAATCAGGTAAACCATCTTCTAAAACAGGAGAAAGATATCTACCAGCCAAAGCAATTAAATCTTTATCAGCAAGAGAATATGCAAGAACAACAGCAAAGAAAAGAAGAGATAAAGCATCAGGTAAACAATTTAGTAAACAACCAAAGTCTATAGCTAGAAAAGTAAAAAAATATAGAACATGACGATATATTCTCAAATACCTTTAAGAGATTTACAAAGGTTAAGAGTGGTAGTGAAGAATAATCATATGAAACATTATCCAGCAGACAAAGTAACAGACAAAGAAGCGGATAGAATTATTGAATCTATCTCTCCACATACTAGAGAAAAATTAATTAAGTTAGCGGTAGATTATGGGATCACTGAACTATAAACCTGATGGTCAGGTACTAAAAAATTTTTTAAAGGATAATGATTTCTTTAGAGGATTGCGTGGCCCAGTTGGATCAGGTAAATCTGTTGCTTGTTGTATAGAAATTATTAGAAGAGCATTAATACAAAAACCATCTGAAGATGGTAAAAGAAAATC